TCTGACCACTTCACTTGTACCCACCGCCTGCTTTCTTGTACTGCATAGCCAGCATTTGGGCCTTACGGGCGCTCCATTGCCCCGGAGCACCCCCCTTACCGCCAGCCTTAATCCGCTCAAATATAGACTTACGCATACCGGGTTTGGTGTAATTACCAGCCTCGTTTACCTTGGACTCACCGCCCTTAGCATACATCTTGACCTCATTCGGATCATCCTTACGGGTGATCGTTTTGGCCTTCGGCATTTTAGAGGGGTTAATTATCCCCATCCCCCGGCTAGATCTCATTTGGTCATGCCACCTTTGGCAAGCAGTTTGCCCTTGGTTTTGCCTTTTATAGCAACACCGTCGGCTCGCTTAGAGGCGCTAGAAGCACCGCCGCTAGTTTTCATCTTGGACATCATGCCGCCAGAAGCATAGCCTTTTTTCATCATACCGCCGCCCGCCGCCATCTTGGCTTTAGCCATACCACCTTTAGCCATCTTGCCTTCGCCGTCAGCCGCAAAAGCAGGGACTTTTTTACCATCTTTCATAACCATCGGCATACCACCAGCAGCCATTTTTTTCATCATTCCACCACCAGCCATCATTTTGGACTTCATCATTTCTTAGACTCCTTATACAAGTTATTAAAAGTTACCTCTGGGTCCATGTACGAATCATCCTGCTCTGCACAATGAATCCATTGGCTGGGTTTAAAATCAGGCGCTCCTTGCCCAGTAACCCAATACGCTGGGCTGGTAACTCGCACTCGATTATTCGGTAGTGCCACTATATTTCCTGTCCATTTTCCTGCATCAGTCAGTATAAGCACATGGCTTTGTTTATGCTGGGACGGGTCTTCTGAAACCTCGCTCTCAGCATAGTCAACCGTGAACAGATACCGCCCAGTGTGAAACTCGTTATTAATTTTACAAAGCCACGGAGAGGGTTGCGCCCGATCAATTTTAACAACCCCGTGGTTATACGAACTACAGTCCCAAGGCTGTGCCAGATGGGTTTGCATACGCTCAGGCCATTGCTCAAGCGGTATGTCCCCAACCAAAGCGGTAATCGGCATCCTTGCCCACATCGCACCGCCATGTACATTTGATTGACTGCCATCATCTGCTTCACACCCAGTAAATATGACTTGAAAACTAAGACACCTATCAGGAATGGTCGTTACTGCTACTGCTAATGCGTGTACATACTCCCCGTGATACCCCTGATGCCCATTTGTAAACTCTTTTCTAACCCAACATTTGAAATACGGAATGTTGCTTGTTAAATACATTAAACGATCCGGCCTTTCGTTTTACCTTTCATAGCAATACCGTCGGCACGCTTAGAGGCGGACGATACTTTGCCGCCCTTTTTATAAACTTCAATACCCATCTCACGAAGTCTTTGTTTTGTTTCTTCGTCTGGGGCGGTTCCACCAGTCATATCGACCCCAGAAGATTGCATACTAGAAAGTAGACTACCCATCGCTCCACTACCACCAGACGGCGCCGCGCCCGGTTCTGCTGTCATGGTTCCAGATTTACGTCCCATATCACACCATCCTTCCGCGAGTTTTACCTTTGGTTGCACACCCATCAGCACGTTTAGAAGCGGATGATGCTTTTACTCTACCGCCTTTTTTCATACCCTGAGCAGCGGCTTGTTCAGCAGCGGCTTGTTCTTCCATTCGGCGTTTTTCTTCGGCTTCCATTTTGTCTTGCTTCCTGCCTTCGTACTCTTTAACGGCAAGACGTGGCAAAACCCCAAAAGGGCCGTAATTAACAATATCTTTTAATTCCATCACACAATCCTTCCCTTAGTCTTACCCCGTTGAGCAATACCATCAGCCCGTTTAGAAGCCGAACCAACTACCCCACCAGAGCGTTTCTTTTCTGGTTCTTCTTTCTTCTCTTCCTTTTTGTCTTCCTTCTTATCTTCCTCTTTTGCAAAAGGCGAAGGTTGCTTTACAGGCTTGGGTATCAAAGTAGACAAAATGCTAAGAGCCTTAATAGGATCCACGCTACACCATCCGTCCACGGGTTTTGCCGCGAGCAGCAATCCCATCAGCACGCTTAGAAGCCGAACCAATCATGCCTCCTTTTTTCATACCCATTGCTTTACGTTTTTCTTCGGCTTGTGCTGTTTGAGTAGCACGTTTATAGGCTTGCCTATCTGAAAACGAACCTTCTGCTTTTGCAACAGAGCGATCACTTTTACGCATTGCGGCGGCAATTTTTGCATCATCGGCGGCTTCTTGAGCAGGAGTACGCATTGTGTCTCTACGTTTTAAACCACGTTCTGCGTTTAAGAAATCTCTAAGATTATCAAATCCAGATTTAGCCAACTCTTCTTTAGTAACAATTCTTTTTGCTGCTTTTGTTTCAACTTTTGCTTTTTTTGCCTCAGCAGCCTCTCTCAAGGGCTTGGCAATTTTTTCACCTTCGTACTCAACCGCCTCACGGTCAGCGGCTAACGTAAGATTTTTATAATCGTCGGTGTCTTCGTAGCCACCTTCTTGAAACCGTTTTATCTTCTTCATTTCTTACCTCGCTTCAATAAGTCGGTCAATTTTTTCTTCAAACTTGTTAAAACGCCCATCAATGTAGCGCTCAAGTTTTTCAATTTCTGCTTTAGTGACGTTTTCACGAGTCACCTCCAATTTAGTGTTGTTTAACAATTGTTCTAAAGTATTTAGTTTGCTAATCTTTTCACGAGCAACAAAACCTGCCACTGCTACTAGGGCAGATAGAACACCAGACCAAGAAAATAAAATCAACTGTTCCATGTCAGCACTTCCATGCCCGTAGGCTCTTATTAATACGGCTGTTTGGATCGTTAGCGGTTTTGGCGCTAGTTAACTTCTTTTTCATACCTGTCATGCGAGCACAGAATGATTTCTTACGTGAGCCGCCTTCGGGTTGCGGAGCCTTCAAGCCGGGCTTACCGGGGTTAGCAGCGTTGTACGATGCCCTCCCCTTAGCGTTTAGCCCACCTTTTGGGTTCTTGCCCTCTTTGCGTTGCCACGCAGGAGTCTTAGCCATTTGCAATCTTCTCGTCTTTAACAAGCCGTGGGTAGAAGGCTTCGTTTCCAAAGTCCCCTTCGTACTCTTGTACGCCCATATGGCCTAGTTTGATCGTTGGGTCTACCCAGACTTGGAATCCATCTGCACGGGCACGGTCACAAAATAGGTAGTCTTCACCTACGTAAGAGTTGTCTTTTACGGCAAAGTCAAAGATTGCCGATAGTGTGCGCTGGGTCTTGTCATCCCAGTAATTCCACTGAGGGTTGTCTTTGACCAACTTCTCAATGACTTCACGCTTAATCATCATAAAGGCAGTAGCCACACGTTTGGCGCGTACTAGCCCCATACCATTCATTGTGACGCCGTTCCCATCTTCATCTAGCGTAACAATGTAGGTCTTTTCTGTCTTACGGGCGCACGGGATACCAGCAGCAATATCAATGTTTGGTTCAGAAATCCATGCCATCAAACGGATAACGTCTTCTGGCTGAAAGTTAATGTCAGCATCAATAAACATCAACTCCGTTGCATCAGACTCTAGAAAGTCCTGAACCAAAAGGTTACGTGCCCGTGATACCACGGAACACCCACAAATACTTCCAATCGTAATTTCGATCCCATGCTGCGGAGCAATTTGAGCAAACCGCATTAGCGAGATGGCTTGTTTGAGTGAAACTTTGTGGTCGTAAGCAGGTATGCCAAAAAACACCTTGCGGCCTGCCAACGTGTAACCTTTTTGATTTTGCATTTGTTTGGTTATCCGAAGAAAAGTACCATTGAGGTTGTGTTAGTAACGGTACCATGTAGCGTACCGGTTTTGACTAGAATGCCTTCACCCGGTAATGGGATGATGGTGTATCCAGCCGTACCGCTTGCGGCGGTATTTACAGTAAGTACAACGTTGCCACCAGAACCACCTTCGCGAATAACGACAGAACCAGCACTTGAACCATTTACCGCGTATACGGTCTTGATACGAGTCCGATTAATATCGTTACCACCTTGATCTTGGAAATCTCCAGTAGTCGTTAGCGGCTGCGTTGCAAATACATCATATTGCATTGTTGCCATTTTGGTTCTCCGTTTCTGTGGTTTCTAACTTAGCAAGTTTGGATTTTAATTCTAAAATTTGCTTTGTTTGAACAGCCACTAGGCCCATAACATGATCTCGTTGGGATTCCAGAAGTCCAAGCATTGCCTGAACCTCTGGCTCTTTATGAGTCAGCATTAGACTTGAACTTGTTGCCAGAGACCTGCGGAGTCAGACACAAACAATAGCCCGTCAGTAGAATCAATACCTAAAGAACCTTTGCCTACACCTGATGCAGCACCGTCTGTAAAGTTACCAACTTTAATGACAACAGGGGCCGCTGCGCCGTCATTAGCCAAGCGGATTTCAGCAGTCTTGTAAGGAATGACGCCAGAAGGGCCGCCAGCATCAGCAACAGGATCTTGCATCTTCAAGTCAATACCATATTCAAAACCTGAACCACCGGTAGTTTGAGCCATCGCAACACCAAAAGCGCAACGAGCGGTAGTTAAACCAGAATCGCCATCCATGAATGCCATAACAGCGGCATCACCAGACAAAGTGTTGGTATTAATAGTGCCCATTACACCAGCCATCAGACCGTTGTTGTTATAGGTACCAATAACTGCGAACTCACCCACAGTACCAGCCATATGGTTGAACGTGGTGCTAGGAACGGTTGCAAATGGTGCGCCAGTTTGAACACGCCCAAATACAGAGAAAGCCTCGCCGGGAACTGTATAATCGCTTGAACCAAAACCTGTGGTTGGCATAACCCGAGCATAAAAGCCCGAAGCGGCGGTTCCTTCATCAACCGGAATTACGGTTCCTGAATTGATAGTAGTAGGAGTTAGCGGCTGTTGTGCGCTTGCGTCTCCACCCTGATAACCAGCCCGAACTGGGCCTGAAAAAGTAGTACGTGCCATGATAGACCTTTCGTGTAGTAGCACTTCCTCTTATCGTCTCTACTAAGTCTGCTAGGTCAGTCGATAAGAGTAAAAATCCTAGTAACTAAAGAATACAACAAAAGGGGGGTTTTGCAACCCCCCTCTCTCACAACATCAAGGCGATCCGGGTGAACCGAAGACGCCTAACGGATCCGAGAATCCGAACGAATAACGCTCACGGGACTTGTAACGGACGTTACCGGTATCGAAGTCACCGTCCATCGACTGAGCCATCGGAGTACGAACGAAGTGCTTCAGGCCGTTGGGAACGTCAGTACACAAGAACCAAGCATCTGGATCGGTCAGATAGTGGTTAACTGTGTAACCCTCTGGGATTGAACCATTGCTCTTCAGAGCGTTGATGTCGTTATCCGCCGTACCAACACGCAGTTCCGTCTCAAGGATGCGGGTTGCGATAAACATCAGCGACGGAGGAACAACCAACTTACGTGGCTTTGCAGCGATCAGCAGTCCACGCTCGTCCGTCCAAGCAGCGATCTGAATAACAGCAGCCTCAAGGGAGGTCTCAGACAGGTCGGCAGGAGTTGCGGGTTCGTTGCTGTTGACGCCACCAGAAACCAAGGGGTGCGTGGTACTAAACAAAGGCTGACCATCACCACCGGGGTAGTCTGTGTCAAAGCCGTTATTCAGGATCGCAGCAGCCTTAGTCTGCTTGGTGTAAGCCATAGCACGGGCTAAAGCCTTGGTGTACCGGCTGGACAGGGAGTCATAGAGGTTGTCCTCAATTGCCTCTTCTGTCAGCGAGAAGCCAACCCC